ACAACCCCAACGAAAGGAACCCCACCATGCAATCCACCAGACACGTCAAAGGAGACATAGAAGAAAGATATAGGCAGCTGGCCGGAGAGGTCGTTATCCGGATGATTGAAGATGTTAAGTTGCTTAATCGGCGCGAGATTCTAAACGGACTTATTCCGATGAAGATGCCTAAGCGCCGCCTGATAAATGGGGATGGATACAAAAGCAAAACCGAGGTTCATGACCTGGTCGATGCGATCAAAGGAAAGTCAATGGAGATCTGGCTTGCAATCTCTGGGGTCGGCATAGGGCACAAAGACTTGTCCAGGCGTTTGTCACTGCTTACACCAAAACAATGTTGGGCTGGAGAGAACCGCAAGTTTGCCAACCGGAGTTGACTATGAAATTAGAAGATTTCCGATCTGAAGTGCCAAGAGAATTGAGTGAACTGGCAGAGCAGTTCCAGGTGACAAAGTGCTACTTATTCCCGAATGAGGTGTGGAAGGTGGTAATCGAAATGCGAAAGACCGCCTGGCGCAAAATGTGGGGGATGCAGTACAAATGAACCCGGACTCTTACGGACCACCGCGGGACAACGAAGCAGAGTGGGCAGTGCTGTCAGCATGCTTCACTGACCCGACGATCCTGGACAGGAACAAGGCTGAGATCCTCGACCCACACAACTACTACCAACCAGTAGCCCGGTGCGTCGCCCGGGGGTTGAGGGACGGTGTGCCACCTGACGCTGTCGCTATGGGTGAGTTTGTGGCGAAGGAACACCAGAAGTATGTGCACGAATTCAGTCTGAAGATTATGTCCGGATCGATCACGTCCGCGTCGAAGATGGACTATTGGTTGCCAAGGTTGCGGAAGACTACGCGCATGCGGAACATGCACACAGCTGCGCTCAAGGCGCTCGGTGCTATGGAAGAACAGGACGCATGCCCGGAAGATATTAGGAACATCCTGGCCGGGGCCAGCAAGCCATGGGGAAGTGGGAATCTCCCACTCATCATGGAGGCTGGGGCCCTGGACGAATTACCGATTGAGAAGCCGGAAGAGATTATATTCGGAGCCCTGCACCGCGGTTGCAAGATGGTGCTGGGCGGGACGAGCAAGAGCATGAAGACGTGGACGCTGTTGCAATTGGCGATATGTGTGGCGTCTGGCACAAAGTTTTGGGAGATGCCCACTCGCAAGACGCGGGTGCTGTTCATCAATTTTGAGATCCAGCAGTACTCGTTCCGGGAGCGGATCAGATCGGTGTGCCGGGCCATGGGAATTCAGATCCCTAGCGACCAGTTGTTTGTTTGGAACTTACGCGGACACTCGGCGGACCTGACCGCGTTGCGGCCAAAGATCATCGACCAGCTACGGATCGGAGAGTTTGGACTGATCTGCTTTGACCCGATCTACAAGCTGTACGGAGAGAGAGATGAGAACAGCGCCGGAGAGATGGCAACGTTAATGAACGAGGTGGATAGCATTGCGGTTGAGACCAACGCGAGCGTCGTGTTCGGGCATCACTTCAGCAAGGGACACGGCAACAGGGCCGGGTTTGATAAGATGTCTGGCAGTACCGTATTCGCGCGGGACCCGGACAGCATCTTTGTCATGCATCCTCACAAGGAAGAGAATGTGCTGATCGTGGAGCCGACGATGAGAGACTTTTCTCCGATCGATCCGTTTTGCGTGCAGTGGGAATTTCCGCTGATGAAGCGCACAGCAGAATTTAATCCGGATGACGCGCGACCAACAGAAGGATCGAAGAAGGCATACGAGGACGAGGAGGTGATGGCATGCGTTGACAAGGAAAAGGGATCTTCATTCAAGGAGGTTTGGGAGAAAGCAGATCCTTCGATGGGGATTCCTAGGGGAACATTGTCGAGATACCTCACGCGCCTTGTAAAGTCCGGTAAGTTGCTGAAGGATAAATCGCAGTTTGGAGAGGTTTACCGCGTTCCGACGCCAGGTTTTTAGAAAAAGTATTTCATTCAATATCAACAACTTACGCATTGTATTGAAAATACTTGTAGACATAACCCAGGAGATGGGTTAATTTCTAAACATGAGCAACACAGCAACCAAAACCAAAATCCAACTCGCCGGGATTAAAGTCGGCAGAAAAGTGACTAACCTTTCCTTACTCCAAAAGGAAATTCTTAAACCAACCAATCCTGAGTTTAAGCGTCGCGATTTTAACTCTCAGATCAATGTCTCCTGCACATTGGGAATTCTTGCGGATCAGTTACCTCACATTGTTTCTGACTCCAAGAAGTTCTGTTTTAACCCAACTGCTGAAAATCTTGCGCATGTTGAGGCGTCACTTCTCTTGCTGTCAGGTCGAATCAATAACTTGATCTATAGCTAACCCCCAACCAAGAAAGAACCAACCAACATGAGCAACGTTGCTAACAACAAAATCACCCTAAAGAAAGTTAGTTTTTTTCATCCCGGAAACCCACTGAAGCCTAAGAGTGCTTACACCGAATTTGGGTATGCATTTGAGGACTTCATAATAATCAAAGGAACGTGTTCGTTTGGACAGAATTTCCATTCTCAGACTGCATGGTGGATATATCGAGGTCACTACGATTACACGAAAAAAGATACTTTGATTACGGTAACTAAAACACTTCGAGAGGCGCAGGATGAAATACTTAAAGTTTTGGAGAAAGCATGACTGAACTAATCCTGCTTACCCCTTGCCTAGTTCTATGCACCGTGTTTATGTGGCTAATGTCCACAGAAAGGAAACCATGAAGTATTACGCTGAAGAGGAAGGTGAACTGACGTTCGAGCAGATGGTCCCGGGAAAGTATTATCGGTCCGGGAACGACTACGGAATCTGCGAGATCAATGAGCACGCTACCAACAAGCCGAAGATCCTGACCTACCTCAATAGGTGCGGGAGTTGCATAGGCGGGAATGTCCTGCTGTTCGAGGTCGACATGACGGACAGGCTCTTGGCAGTGTTGAAGGAACGCCGGGACAGGACGATCGGGTTCATCGATGAGATGGGGACATGGTGAACAAGGTAAAGTTCCGTTGGGGCGAGGAAACCTACACGCTCTGCGTAACCCAAGACGATTGTTGGCTTGAGGACGGACCTTCTGACATTTCGGACAGAATGCTGAAGGGCATGGACGAACTCGCCATGGAGAATGGGATGCTCCCGCCGAAGGGTTTATGTGCTGGATGCTGGAAAGGAACTTACGAGGCAATAGTCGAGGACTACCATATAGGCGGGGAAACTATTAAAGACCTTGATCTGGAAAGATGCCCAAGGTGCAGACACACCATTTTGCCTTGGCAATCGGTGGAGAGAGTTGACAAGGTATTGGAGGAAGCGAGGAAGGCCAAGAAAAGTCTATGAGTTTACGCGCAGATAGTTCAGTAGTAGAACTTCCCCTATTCCAAGGGGAGAACGGAGGTGCAATTCCTACCTCTGCGCTCCAACTTAAATTCCGGGCCATAGGGTCGAAGATGATGAATGAAGTAGTCGTTGCAAACCACTACGCGCACCGGGCCGTGCCGTGCAACTGGTCGTTCGGATGCTTCCATGGCAGTGAGCTGCTGGGCGTGATCTCGTTCGGCAAACCCGCGTCGCACCATCTGTGCAGGGGCATATGCGGGGCAGAGAATGCGTCCAGGGTCTACGAGTTGAATAGACTGTGGCTCGACGATCGGTGCCCCAAGAATTCTGAGAGCAGATTTATATCCTGGAGCATTCGTGAGTTGTCGAAGTTGCGGCCGTACTTGATCCTAGTTAGCTATGCAGATACCGGGGCCGGGCACAATGGAATGATCTACTCGGCAACGAACTGGATATATACCGGACTATCTGACAAGAGATCTTCCGGGGACAAGGTGGTAGGCAACAAGCACAGCAGGCACTCGCGGACCATGGAAGAAGCAGTGATCGTTCCGCGGACCAGGAAGCATAGGTTTGTTTACTTTTGCAACCAAAAGGATAGAACGTTACTGAAATGGAATGTAGAGAACTGGAAAGAATGGAAAGAATGGAGACAGGAATGAGTCAATCAATCGAATGTCCTAACTGTAAGGTAGCGGTCCCAGTGGCGTTATTCGCGTCCAGGATCGGCAAGGTGACGTCCGAGGCTAAGGCCAGGGCATCGATCGCTAATGGTAAGAAGGGTGGGGCGCCTAAAGGTAATAGGAATTGGGCTGGGAAAGAGCTCCCGGTGGCATCGTTTCGACCCATCAAACTGGACTGAAACATAGCCCGAAAGTTCTAGAAACAGCTATTTCGCCCTACTCTGTTAAACCCGGGTTCTACACTGTTTCACCATTTCGTTCCCCTTATATATATATAATGGTGAAATGACCCCTTGTTAGAGCGGGGAACTAAAGTTCCCCCGCTTCGCTTCGCTAGCGGTACCGCTCCAACCGCGGGGGTCTTTCAGTTTTACCATATGCCTTTTTGCTTTCTTTCCGTAAAAGATGAGTGAAATGGAAAGGGCTTGCGCCATGTTTGACATGCAATACCTTGTGGCGAGCTAGTTCAAAGGGGTGGGGTGGGGAACTAGTCGCGGCCGGGAGGGGTGCAAGTGGTTCCCGGCCGCATGGTTTTCTCAGTCCCTACCGGGAGGATTGTTGATGTGGAAGAAGGTGAAGTTAAAGAAATCATTGCAGAAAACGCCAAGCTCAAAAGCGCTTGTGGATCTTTTTGGCGCTTGCTCACAAATTCAAGGCGTCGATGTAGCGATGAGGTTGGGGAGACATTAGTAAATGAATGCATCTGGAAGCTCCAGCGACTTGCCAACTACTACGAGTCCAAGGGATCTAGCCTCTGATCCAATCCCGGCCATAGTGCCGAGGCAAAAGAAGCGCAGGATGAGGTTGCGCGTTCCCGAGAAGAAGATTGAGAAGGTGGATGAGAAGCGCATGGACAAAGAGCGCAGACTCATGAATGAAGTTCCGAACTACATCCCGGACGTTGAACTAGGCGCCAGGGGATTGCCCAAGATTACTGAAGAGCACATCACGATTGTGGAGACTGCACTGAGTAAAGGGTTCCCATATGCAATGATTGCGGACCTATTGGGAATTGCAAAGTCCACGCTATCAGCATTCCTATCCGCCAGGCCCCACATCAGCGAACGCTTAAAAAAAGCAGAGTCACTCCACATCACGCGTGCTCTGGAAGTCATTGACAGGGCGGCAGAAAAGGGGACTTGGCAAGCGGCTGCCTGGCGCATCGAGCGCAGGGCCCAGGAGCACTTCGGTCAACAGTCCCGGGTCCAGGTTGGTGGAGCAGTGGCGAACGTGCATTTTACCGCGGCCGACGCGGCGCTCCTGGTCAACGCGAACAAAATTAAGTATGCGGGGAAGTCGCAATCGAAGACCGTTTCCGAGCCGAATTCAGTACAAGACTCATTGTGCGACAAATGAAACAACCAATATTAGAATTATATTACATGGGGTTTGGGAGTCAATAAAATTGTGGAGACGACGCCCAAAACAATCGTGACCCCCCACGACACCCCCCCGGGGGGGCCCCCACCACGCGCGCGCGCGCGCGCGACCCCCCACAGAAATTCGGCTAAAAATAAAAAGGGGTCATCGAAACCCGGCCCGGCATCGAAGGTTGACGAACAAGCTACCCCGGCAGGATTCGCGGATGGTGTGCTCAGGTTAAATCTGTACCCCTGGCAAAAGGAGGTCATGAATAACCTGGCCCCAATCTATAGCCGGGTAGCGCTAGTGGCTGCGAACGGTTCCGGCAAGACGTCAAACGTCATCGCCCCGGCCCTGGTCTGGCACATGGTGTGCTTTGAGGAGTCCTTGTCTGTCGTTACCGCGTCAGTGTATCGCCAGGTCGAATCCGTGCTCTGGCCTGCGATTAAAGCCCTTCTAAGGCCCTTTGGCGACATGGTTGAGGTCACCAGTGGGGAAATCCGTTTCAAGCATGCCTCGGGGCGTATAAGCCGAATTTTGGGGTTTACAGCAGGCAATGACAACGAGTCAGCAGGCCGGGCGGAAGGTTTTCACGCTGCGAACCATGAAACCGCTCCACTCATGTACGTTGTCGACGAGGCCAAGACCGTCCAGGACCCGATCTACGTTTCAGTGTTTCGATGCCAACCTACCCGCCTCCTGGTCGCCAGTTCGCCAGGGGCCCCGGTGGGTCAGTTCTACCGATGTTTTACCAAGGAGGCAGATCTGTGGAAAAAGACCAGGGCAACTGCCTGGGACTGTCCACACATAAGTCCGCTATACATTTCAGAGATCCAGCAACGGTATGGGGTCAACAGTCCGTTCACTCAGTCCATGCTCAAGGCGGAATTCATGGACCTTGGCGAGGAGCGCCTGGTCGTGAGCCTGGGTAGCTACGACAACTGCGTAAACAACCCTCCTGTCCCTAATGGGACAGACAGAGCGGCTGGCATCGACTTTTCCGCGGGTGGCGACGAGAACGTGATCGCGATCCGGGAAGGGAACCGAATCCTCCCACTGATCACATGGCGCGAAAGGGATACGATGGCAACGGTCGGGCGGATCATCATGGAACTAAAGAAAGCCGGGGTTAAGCCGGAACAAGTATTCGCCGACGCCGGGGGCCTGGGTCTGCCAATGTGCGACGCGTTGAACGAAGCCGGATGGACCGTGAACCGGGTAAACTTTGGTGGCAACGCCAGGGACAGCGACGCCTACCAGAACAGGGGTTCGGAAATGTGGCACAGGCTGGCCCGGAAGATTGAAACTTGCGACATCATCCTTCCTGAGGACGACATTCTTAAAAGCCAGCTAGTGACCAGGAGAGCCCAGGCAACGTCTCGCGGAAAGCTGGGCCTGGAGTCGAAAGACGCAATGCGGTCCCGCGGAGTGGCGTCTCCGGACAGGGCCGACGCGGTTGTCATGGCATGCGACAACGCGGGGCTTGACTACGACTTGACAATGGCATACACGCGTCCATCTTTGCTTGAACTAATGAAACAGGCGTCCGCGGACACTGAAATGTCCGGTTGGGATGCCGGGGGATAAAAGGGGGAATAAAACATGAACTGGAAAACAACTGCAACTGGAGTTTTGTCAATCGTAGTAGCCGTAGCTGGAGCGGGGGTGGAATTTTTGAAGACAGGCAAAGTGCCTGAGCTCGGAACACTCATCGCCGCGATCATCGCCGGAATCGGACTGATCAAGGCCGCCGACGCCAAATAAGATTTTGTGTTTTCGTGGATCGGCGCTCTCATCGAATTGCTCAAGGCAATTGTAGGATTGTTCCCCGGGGAACGTGAGCGCAATGAGTCCGCAATTAGGAAAGAGTGGTCTGACGCTCGCAATCGCATCGACGCTTCTTTCAGTGGTAGCGCTTGGTGGTTGCGCAACCGTAAGTCCGGTGGTGAGGACGTCGGGGAACGCGGACAGACTTCTGAACGACCCAAGGTTTGAAGAAGTCACAAGATCTACCCCCAACGTTCAATCCTGGGCATACGACGCAATCAACACGGTAAACGATTTAGAATACGAAGTAAGAACAAGGAACAATGGAACCAATCAATAACGAACTTCATACGCGCATCCTCCGGGATCTGAAGAACCGTGCGACATGGGACGCCAGGCAAAGGCAGTTCTATGAGATGCGAACGTTTGGAATGCGTCGGAAGGTTAAGCCATGGCCCACCGCGGCCGACATGCACGTTGCCTTGATTGATCGCATTATCGAACGTCTCAAACCCAACTACGTCAACTCAGCCCTGGGCAACGACGTCGTCGCTGGGTTTGTTCCTATGCGCCAGCAGTTGGCCCCACTCACCGTTACTGCGGAGCGTTACTTCGACTACAAAATCCGGGAGCGTACCGCATTCCAATTTGAGATTGTTCGCCTAATCGACGACATGCTTTTGTTCGGTCGTTCCGTTCTCAAGTCCATTTGGGACGAGGGCAAGAAGGAGATCATTTTCCAAGCTATCGATCCGACCAGGTTTATTGTGCCGGACCAGACTGTTGCCCTGGACGACGCCGACTACCTTTGTCACGTCATGGTCCTGTCCGTTGACCAGTACAAGCGCGTCGCGGCCTACAACCAGGACGAGGACTTCATTAAGAGGATCGCCGGACGCGGGACAAAGTTTGAGGGCATCAATACCGAAAAAGAACAAGCCGTTTACCAACGTGAAGGCATCACCTACGACTCTCGCCCGGACCGGATCATCCTTTGGGAGATCTACACCAGGAACGAAGACGACGAGTGGAACGTTTCCACATACTCGCCCTTGGCAACCATGGAGCCTGTGCGTGAAGATTTCGTTCTTCCATACAAGCACAAACAGTGTCCGTTCACAGAGTTTAGCTATGAGTTGACCAACGGAGGATTCTATTCGTCACGCGGGGTCGCCGAGATCCTGGCTGCGAATGAGATGACCCTGGCGAAGCTGAAAAACTCCATGCTCGACTTCTTGGAACTGGCGAACCGTCCGCTGTTCCAGGCCGACAATCCTGTCTCTCTCAACATGGCGAATCTCAAGATGCAACCAGGGCAGATCCTGCCCCAGGGCATCAAGCCTGTGCAGATGACGACCCCTCCAATGGACTTCATGCGCGTTATGTACGACGAACGTGCAGAGGCGGAGCAGAGGGTTGGAACGATCGATTTTGGGGTCGGCAACAATCCCGCGGAACCTGGTAGCTCCAGAAAAACAGCGACTGAAATTCAAGCGTTGGTGAACACCGGGTCCGCGGGTGCTGATTTACGCAACCGTCTTTTCCGCATGTCGCTAGGCCGCCTGTTCCGTCAGTGCTGGTCGATCTATCTGCAGTACGACAAGAAGGATCTGAACTTCCGCTATGCAGAAGATACCGGGACCGTCCCGCCGGAAGCATTGCACGAACAGTATTCGATCATGCCAAAGGGTGGGTACGATTTCCAGACTCGCCAGTTCCAGCTTCAAAAGGCAGTAGCCCGGATGCAACTGCTCGGACAGTCTCCGTTCATCAACCAGGCTGAACTTGTTAAGTCTGTGCTCGAGCTCGACGATCCGAGCCTGGTACGTCGCTTGGTCCAGGACCCGATGATGAACCAGCAGGAGCAGAGGGAAGAGCAGGCGAAGGAACTCGCCGCGATGATGACGACCGCGTTCCCGATTGCGATCAAACCTACCGACGATCACCGGGCCCATCTTGAGATCATCTTTGACTTTCAGCAGGCGGCCGAAAAAGGATTCCGCCAGGTCGACCAGGCTACGGCACAGGCGATTGGTCAGCATTTGGATCAGCACTTGCAGGCGCTCGAACAGATCGATCCGAACACTGCCAGGGCGATTACTGCCGAGCTCAAGAAAATGAACAAAGCAAAACAGCAACAGCAGGAACAATTGCAGGGCGCGCAGGGGCAACTACCACCCCCGGAAATGGCTGGACAGATGCCAGGAAACATGCAACAACCGATGGTGTGAGTGAACCGTCCAAGATATTCAATATTGACCTACCAGGGGTTTCCGACGGTCCTGTTAAGATAGTTTTAGATTACTCAAAGACGAGCCAGAAATATATTGGTTCGCACCTAGAAAAGGGCGTCGCATACGAGGGCGCGCTGTTTGAATTAATCCTTAGAAAGTTAAAGCGCGGAGATACGTTTATTGATGCCGGGGCCCACGTTGGGTTCTTCAGCATGATCGCAGCCAAGCTGGTTGGAGAGGATGGTGGAGTTTACTCCTTTGAAATGAATCCGGACAACTATTCCATGCTGGTAATGAATGCCGGGTTAAATAACTTTAGAAACATAAGACCCCACAATTGGGCAATCTCAAACGACTCTGGCCCTGTGCAGTTTTGGCTTAACCAGGATAACGACGGTGGTCACTCTCTATGGGATTGTGGCAAGCATAGCTTTAACGAAAAGAGCAGGCTATCCCCACAGAAAGTTATATCTTATTCCATTGCGCTGGATCATTACGACTCATTCGGTAAGGTGGATTTCATCAAGATGGACATTGAAGGGGCAGAGGTCATGGCGCTAAACGGAATGATCGATCTGCTTAAAAAAAATATGCCGATTGTTACGCTTGAGATAAACAATTTCGGGCTAGCCCAAATGGGACATAGCTACCGCGACGTCCGGGAGGTCATGGGAAAGATTGGGTATAGATGTTGGTTGATTGAAAGTCAGGAGCCGAAAGAACTACCAATGGACGAGGAACCCAAGTTTGAGAACGTATACAACTTGTGTTTTTCGACGGAAAGCATTCTATGACAAGACTAAGGGCAATCTTAAACTTTGTACGTTTTACCAGGTGGGTCGACGAGCCGGAATGGACCGGGGACGACGCCAGGGCACTTGGCAGTTTCATGAGATCCGAGCATGGGGTCCGGTTCGCAGCGATCCTTAGAAACATGACAATTCGACAGGATTCTAGCGCAGTTCAAAAAGGCGACTTGACAGCGTGTGGATTTGCAATAGGTTTCCGATCTGCAGTGGCAGTAATCGATTCCCTTGGAATTGATGCCACTCATCCCGCGGGAGGGGCAGACGACTAGAGGTTACCCGCGGAGTACAAAGACTAGTCACAATCCCGCCCGGGATCGTTAACCGTCTCGGGGCTGGAGTAAAGGGGTTAGCATGGGTGATGGAATAGAACTGACAGCGGAGTCACTACGAAGAGCGGCCATGATTGAGGATGGGATTATCCCTCCAGATAAAGTGGAAGCAAAACCGGAGATGGCACCAACGTCGGAACCAGTGGAGAATACCGAGTCGAATCCCACGTCGACGACAGAACCTAAAACAGAAAATTCGCCTTCTACGACCGAAGTCGTGGATCAAAAAGGTGATAGTTCTTTAACAACGATAGAGTCTGAGAGTCCGGTTGAGTCATCCGACAAGGCCAAGGAACCCAGCAAGTACGAGAAGCTAAAGAATCGCCAGCAGAAGGAATGGGAAGCTATTCAGCAAGCAAAGGCGGAGTCTAAGGCTGAGAAGGAACGCTTGGAACGTGAGCGCCAGGAATTCATGCGCGAACGTGATGAGGCCCGGAAGGCAGACCAGGAGAGACCGATAGGCAAGTTCGACGCAACCGACTACCGAAACGCTGCAAAGCAGTTCCGGGAAGAGGGCAGAGAAGACCTAGCCGAGCAGGCCGACAAGAGAGCTCAAGAGGTTGAAAGGTACGAGGTACAATCTCAAGAGAGAAAAGTCAAGGAGATGGGCGAGAAGGCTTGGAACGAGAATCTGAACAGATTGGTTGACAAACATCCAGATCTAAAGGATTCAAATTCAAGCCTGCATAAAAAAGTAGCAGAATTACTTAACTCGAAAGCAGTCCTTCGCCAATATCCTGACGGCATCGTCGATGCAGTCGAGATCGCGCAACTTGCTCTGAAAACGGATAACTCAACCGGATTAGCAGATGAAGTCGAAAAACTCCGCAAAGAAAATGCGGAGTTCAAAAAACGTTTACAACCTGGAGTTGGTTCACCGTCAACCCCGGCGCCTAAGAAACAGTTTAAGGATTTATCCGTAGCTGAACAAGGCGTCGAGCTCCGCCGAATGGCAGTAGAATTTGACGAGGCTAACTAAGGTTTAGACATAGGAGATAAAATTATATGGCACTAGTAACCTCTGGCTCGCTCACAACGGCCTACCAGGAGTACTTCTCGAAAGAGTTGCTCCAACGTCAATTGCCCATCCTTCAGATGGAACAATTCGGAATGAAAGCCGCGCTTCCTCGGAAGAACGGCAACAAGCAGATTCGCTTCTTCCGTTATGACAACCCGAGCATTAGCAAGATCATCGAAGTAACGTCAGAAGGCACAAACCCTGGCAATAACGAACGTGAATTGACACTGTCGACTGTACAGGCGTCATTGCAACAGTTTGCCAGCTTGGTCAAAATGTCCGACATCTTGCAAGCCACAAACTTGTTTGATTCAATGGCACAGGCCACGACTCAATTGGCAGAAGATCATGCGTTGCATGCCGACACATTGGTTCACCGTGTGCTCACGACCGGAACTACCTCCGGAACTGGCACTCTGTCGACCTCAGTCCGCTACGCGCAGAACAGCAACTCAACGGCATTCATTGCCGCGACAGCAGCTAACTCGGCCTTCACGGCACTCGACTTGCTCGATTCCGTGACTGCTCTCAGAGTTGACAAGGCTCCTACAATCAAGGGTGGATACATCCTGGTTGCAGATCCTCGTACTGCTCGTTCGATCCTCAACGATGACGACTATATCCAGGCGCATCGCTACTCGAACGTGGACAGCTTGCTGAAGGGTGAAGTTGGTACGTACTACGGAGTGAAGACTCTGTTGTCGCACAACATTCTGTCCTTCGGTTCTGCTTCTGCCAATGCCATCTCTGGCACTGCAGCTGCGTCCTACAACTCCAGCACTGCGCCTTTCTTGGCGAACATTGTGCTCGGTGACCAGGCATTCGGCGTACCTAGCCTCACTGGCGACTCGCCCTATAGCCCCAAGGTTCTGATTGCAGAAGGTCCGGACAAGTCCGACCCTCTGGATTTGGTAACCTCGGTCGCTGTCAAAACGTACTACACATCTGTGGTTCTGAACCCAGCGTTCTACCGCATCGTGTTTAGCCGTTCTGAAGTCAGCTAATTAACATGGGCGCGATCGTATTAATGATCGAGCCCTCGGCAAAGACTCGGGGAGGCAAAAACCTCCCCGGGTCCGAGCCTAAAAGCAAGGGGTCAAAAATGGCTAGCACTGTAAATATTCCGATCAAAAATATAACCATTTCGCAAGAGACTGAGCAGGCCGAGCCTGTGGTTGGCGATATGATTGATTTGACCGGAGAAGTTGTTGAAATAAAAGAAGGCGTTGCAGTCGTTCGCGTAAGCGAGGCAGAAGGAGAGATTGAAAAAGAATCTCCGGAATCTGAATCCAAAACCGAAGGCGAACGTCTTAGGAATGAAGCCGTCAAGATGGACGGTGGGGAGATGATGGACTGATGCCACTTTACGAGTACGAAGACAGGGACACAGGGGGCGTTGTAACGCTCGAGCGTCCGGTGGATGAAAGGGACAATGTCCCGAGTAAACTAAAACGGCGCAACTTTCCCTCCAGCTTCAGACTTGTTAATTGTGGTTCAGAACCAGCATATCATCCAGCGGCCATGGACGGTCGCAACATTCTAAAAGGTTATCACGCACTAGAACAAAAACTCGGCTCCAAGTTCCGCCCAAAACATAAAGCCGATACAATCAAACAAGTTTGGGCAAAACATAGGAAATTAGATCCATGAGTCAAATCAATATTCGCCGCGAATTAAAAGCAAAAGGTAAGCCTGTCCGGATTAATTCTGGGCTGGAATCCACCGCGATGGAGTTCACAACGACTGCAACGACCGGCACGTTCGTATCCGGAACATCCACTCTCGGAATTACCATCAAGCTCAACGGCACTTCGTACAAGATCCCGGTCTACAGCTAAACTGTATGTCACGCGTATCATCTCGACTCGTCCTTGGCGAGGCGGGGACGGCAATTATTTCCACCACTGGAACAAGTGACGGAAACTTTGATGGAGTCGTAGCCTTAACTACCGGGACGATCAGTCTTACTGTAAGCGGAACGGCATACACAAACGTAGCATTGTGGCATGGTTCATCGATTCTCGGTGATATCACGCGCGTTATATATGTTAGTGGTGGACCGTTCGCATTGTACAAAGATCTTCCGTAAGGAGTAAATCATGGGCCGCCAGATAGAGGAGATTATCTCTAGCCTTACTGGCGGAACCATGTCTATTAATGCAAATTTAACAGACATTGAATCATTACTCACAACACTCCAGGCTGACATTGCTGACGGAATTACAGCCAATCCAACATCTGGATCAACGGCAAGCGTAACAACATTTACTGCATCAACAAGCAGTCAAATTCTTCCATCAAATTCATCAAGAAAAGCATTAACAATATTTAATTCAACTGAAAATGTTCTGTATGTACGCCTTGGAAGTAGCGCAGTAAGTTCTTCTAATTTTTCATTTGCACTTGGAGAAAAAGAACTTTTATCGCTAACGAACATTACAACTGAATTAAGGGGAATATACGCAATAAGCGGAACTGCTTACGTTACGGAGATAACCTAGAATGGGTTCGGTATTTGATGTTTTTGTTGGTCAATCAAGGGTAAGCAGAAATACAACATCTGCCACGCTTGATGAGGCTCCATTCACAGGAATAATTGTTGATGCGTTGATTATTGCTGGAGGCGGAGGAGGTGGAGGAGCAGACGATTCGCTTAGTGGAGGAGGCGGTGCTGGTGGTTTTAGATATATTGAAAATATACCAGTATCAAATTCTACTTGGCCTGTAGTTATTGGTGCTGGTGGTTCTGGTGGAAGTCCATTAAATAATGGATCACAAGGAGCAAATAGTTCATTCAATGGATACGAATCAATAGGTGGTGGATATGGTGGACGCTTAAATTATGTCGGAGGGAATGGAGGATCTGGCGGAGGCGGTGGTCAATCAAACACAAATAATACAGTTGGAGGAACTGGAACATCTGGACAGGGAAAAAACGGAGGATATGGTGGACCTGGAGGAACAAACACATCATCTGGAGGCGGCGGAGGAGGTGCTGGTGCTAATGGAGATAATTCTCAGACTAATTTTTTTCAATGCGGAGGCAATGGTGGAGCCGGATCGGCGAACTCAATTACTGGAACATCCGTAACATACGCTGGAGGTGGTGGTGGATCTGGTTATGGAGATGGTGGTGGAAATCCCTCTGCTGGAGGAACTGGCGGCATTGGCGGAGGTGGCAATGGTGACGACTATACATACCAAGGTGGATCTGCTGGCGCAGCGAATAAAGGAGGAGGAGGCGGTGCTGGTGGAGGTGATCACACTGGATGGTATGGATATAATGGTGGCAGTGGAATTGTGATTATTCGCTATAATACTAATACCTATGGAACAAGAGGTTCTGGAGGGACTATAACAACTTCTGGAAATTACAGAATCCACACATTTACATCAACAAATGATTTTGTTGTATCCACATAATATTTATGGCTCATTTTGCAATTCTAAATCAAGACAACATTGTTGAATCTGTTGTGGTTGTTTCCAACGAAACTATTTTAGTCAATGGAAATGAATCAGAACAGCTTGGTATTGATTTTTTAAGTCCAAAATTTCCAAATAAAAAAATTGTCCAAACATCTTATAGCAAAAGTTTCAGAAAAAACTTTGCTGGAATTGGTTATAAATATGACGCAGAAAATGATGTGTTCATATCTCAAAAGCCATTTTTATCTTGGATTCTAAATGAGAACTTTAATTGGATTCCTCCAGTTCAACGTCCAAATGATGGCAAGAAATACATTTGGGTTGATACGGTAAAGAATTGGGTTGAGGAGGCAAGATAATCATGTGCAAACGCATCTCCATGTTGTTGACCAAGTTAAGTTTGCGTTTATTGCTGACGGAAAAAGATTACGCCTGTTTCAAGGAGGCGCTGAAGTGTGCCGAGGACAACAACAGGATTGCCAGTGGGACGAAGTATATCGGAGCAGTGAAGCACCTCCTGTCAGTCAACAGATCGATCAAGAGGATGGTGGACGACGGAAGAGACCGGGACGAGGTCGTCGGCGCTGTCGTGCATCTTGCGGTAAGTCTAAAGTACCTGGAGTCTCGCAATGAGTGAAGACCAGGTGTGGAGCATAGAGGTCAAGCTGGCCAGGATGGAAGAGCGTCAGGTCCAACTTTACCAAATGGTCGAGACCAGCTTGTCAAACTACGCAGATGTGGTAAATAGAGTTTCTGCCCTGGAACACCTCCGTTCTAGGATATTCGCAATTGCTGGGGTCGCTGGGCTACTGTTTTCCGTTGCCTGGGACCTAGTCAAAAACAGGATAAATCACTAATGGCAACACTTGGCACACAGACAATTAGCACAAGCTATACCCAACTCCTCAAGACGTTTGGTAGCAATATTGTCGACGGAACCATGCGAGCCATTTCAAGTGGAGACGAGGCTGGAGTGTCGGCGTTGCAGATATGCACCACAGGGGCTAAGAGCACAGGGACATTTGCCGTGGATGGTGCATCAACCTTTGGATCTCACCTGACCGCATCAACTGGCACCGCCACGATCGGTACGATTGCCTCCACGACGATTAACAATACAGGACTTGCAACAGTCGGCACGCTGAAAGTTGGTGCATCTGGACCAAGCCTTACTGCGGTAACATTTGCAACCGCAGCTTATGCTGGCGCGACAGTATTGGATATTGACCACGTAACAACAGGATCGAATGTAAGCACTGGCACGCTTGCGGCATCTGGAGTTGTTCTTGGCGACATGGTCATTGGCAATATAAATTCAATTGGATCTACAACTGGAGCAACGCCTGCTGGATTATTGCAAGACTTTAGGATTGAATCAGCGGGTGTATTGCGTTTTACAATTTTCAATTCCACCCAAACAACCGGCACAATTCCAGCAGGAACTATCTTCGCAACCGCACTGAGGTTTACAACTTAATATGGCAAACGTACTCGATCGCAATTTTGATTTCGCAACAAACGGCACGGTCACGGCTGCGGGTCTTCATAACCTTATTGACGAGACCAATATTTATGCCGGGCTAATCTCGACCCAGGAAGAAAAGACAACTGTAGGCACGTCGGATTTATTGCTTGTCGCAGACTCGTCATCAATAGGAA